GCCCCATGCTCTCGCTCGTTGTCAAAATGCTAATTAGCTTGCTGATAACGTTGCCAAACTGATAGCGTTGTCAGACCGCTAACTTTAGGCGCGGTAAAAAGTGTGGTGTGGTGGGGGTGGGGGGGCCTTGCAAAATGGAAACTTGTATATGTAGGTACCGCACAAAATTTTTTTTAAAAATTCAAATTTTTTAAAAAAGCCAAATTTTTGTTACTATACCTACTATGAGTCTCCATTCTTTACCGCTAACGGTACGCAAGCTCGAAGCCACAGAGTCGCGCTTACAGGCCGTCTATGACGCTGCCAAGCTAGGTCTGAAGGGCGACACGTTGGCGCTAGCGGCAGGCATGCTACCGACGGAATACCGACACCTGTGTGAGTTAGACCCTGTAGCGCAAATGGCAGAACAGAAGGGGCGCGCTGACGGTGAGATGTCGGCGTCCCGACAGTTGCACGAGGCAGCGGCAGAAGGCGACGCTAAGGCGGCGCTGGCTATCCTGCAACACGTTCATGGGTGGACAGCCAAGCAAGAAATTACGGTGGACGTGTACCAGCGCATCAGCATCACGCAGGCGCTACAACAAGCGCAGGCGCGTGTATTTGAGGGCCTGATAACGGAACAGAAAGCTAGCCCAATGGAGCTTAGCCATACCAAAGAACGACCTGCGATTTTTGTGGACAAAAGCTAATGGCTCAGCTACCGATCTATAAGTCAGACGAAGAACAACTGCTAATGGCTAAGTTGTGGTCGCCGGCAGTTGCCGACGACCCCGAAGCGTTCGTACTGTTTGCGTTTCCCTGGGGACAACCCAACACCCCCCTGACTAAGTTCCACGGCCCACGCAAGTGGCAACGGGATGTGCTGCGCAGCATTGCCAAGCACATAAAAGACAATAAAGGCTTGGTTGACATGGCCACGCTCAGGGAAGCGGTAAGCTCTGGCCGAGGCATCGGTAAGTCTGCGCTGGTAAGTTGGCTCATCATATGGATGCTAAGCACCCGCATTGGATCGAGCGTGATTGTTAGCGCTAACAGTGAGTCGCAGCTACGGTCAGTCACTTGGGGCGAGTTAACTAAATGGCAAGCCATGACGATCAACAGCCACTGGTGGGAGATTAGTGCCACTAAGCTAGTGCCAGCTAAGTGGCTAACCGAATTGGTTGAGCGCGACCTGAAGAAAGGTACGCGGTACTGGGGCGCAGAAGGCAAGTTGTGGTCTGAAGAAAACCCCGACGCCTACGCTGGCGTTCACAACTACGACGGCATGATGTTAATCTTTGACGAAGCCAGCGGTATACCAGACGCCATTTGGTCGGTTGGCGCGGGCTTCTTTACCGAGAACATTCTAGATAGATACTGGTTTGCGTTTTCTAACCCACGGCGTAACACCGGGTATTTTTACGAATGCTTTAACGCCAAACGGCTGTTTTGGCATACGCGCAACATTGACTCCCGAACAGTAGAGGATACGGACAAGAACGTCTACGCGCAGATTATTGAGGAGTATGGGGAAGATTCGCCGCAGGCTCGGGTTGAGGTCTACGGTGAGTTTCCCTCGGCTGGCGAGGATCAGTTTATTGGCGCACGCCTTGTCGACGACGCTATCGCCCGCGAGCCGTACAAAGACGCTACAGCTCCGATTGTCATCGGCGTTGACCCGGCACGCGGCGGCGCAGACTCGACTGTCATCTTGGTAAGACAAGGCCGCGACATCTTGGCTATCAAACGGTATCACGGCGAGGATACAATGATGACCGTTGGGCGGGTGATTGATGCAATCGAACAGTACCGGCCCTCGCTGACCGTGATCGATGAAGGTGGGCTAGGATACGGGATACTTGACAGATTAAAAGAGCAGAGGTACAAGGTACGGGGAGTAAACTTCGGCTGGAAGTCAAGCAAACCCGTCATGTGGGGCAACAAACGCGCAGAAATGTGGGGTACCATGCGGGAATGGCTGCGCAGCGCCAGTCTACCTAATGACAAGCAACTGAAAACGGATTTAACGTCGCCCATGAAAAAACCTGACTCGTCAGGTACTATTTACTTGGAAGGCAAAAAAGAAATGAAGTCTCGGGGCTTGGCTTCACCGGATGCAGCCGACGCGTTAGCCGTTACGTTTGCGTTTTCAGTAGCACACCGAGAGTCAAGCTACGACCGAGCTATCAAACGCAACGAAGGCTATTCAACACGTCCAATTGCTTCAACAGGATGGATGGGGGTATAGTATGGCAACGAAAAAAAGCGTGTCATTAAGTGTTGGGCGTGGTGAAAAACAATCGGTAGCTAAAGGCGCGGGGCTTACCGCCAAGGGCCGCGAAAAGTATAACGCGGCGACTGGCAGTAACCTAAAAGCGCCCGCGCCGAACCCCAAGACCAAGGCCGATGAAGGGCGTAAGAAGTCGTTTTGCGCCAGAATGGGCGCAGTAGCAGATAAAGCTAAAGACGGCGAACGGGCAAGAGCCTCACTTAAACGATGGAAGTGCTAACTATGGCAACGAAACCTGGGCTGTACGCCAATATTCACGCTAAACAAGAACGCATCAAAGCCGGTTCTGGCGAAAACATGCGTAAACCCGGCTCGCGCGGTGCGCCTACTGGCAAAGATTTTAAACAGTCGGCTAAAACGGCCAAAAAAGGTAAGTAGCATGCCGCTAGTAAAATCCGCAAGTAAAGACGCGTTCCGCAAAAACGTAAAGGCGGAGATTAATAGCGGCAAACCAGCTAAACAAGCTGTGGCCATAAGTTATGCTGTTAAACGTGCTGCATCGCACAAACCCGCAAAGACAAGCAAATAATGGACTATACCGGCATCAATAAGGCAGCTAAAGTAGCTGCAATAGGCGGCAACCCGGAAACATCGGATAAGGATGACACCGACGCGTTGGCTACAATGCGTAGCCGTCTGGATATGGCAATATCGGCACTGTCAGACAGCCGTGAAGACGAGTTAGACGATCTCCGTTTTTATGCCGGTTCGCCAGATAATCATTGGCAGTGGCCAGCCGACGTATTGGCTACCCGTGGCGCAGTGCAGGGTCAAACGATTAATGCGCGCCCTACCTTAACTATCAATAAGCTGCCGCAGCATGTTAGGCAAGTAACAAACGACCAAAGGCAAAACCGCCCGTCGGGCAAAGTCATACCCGCTGACGACAATGCGGACGTAGAAGTAGCCGAGATATTTAACGGTATCGTGCGGCACATAGAGTACATCTCGGATGCTGATATTGCGTACGACACCGCCTGCGAGAACCAAGTTGCCTACGGCGAAGGTTACATTCGCGTACTAACCGAGTACTGCGACGACAACACGTTTGATCAAGACATTAAGCTTATGCGTGTTCGCAACTCATTTTCGGTTTACATGGATCCAACAATCCAAGACCCGTGCGGCGCTGACGCTAAGTGGTGTTTCATTACCGAAGACCTTGTGCGTGTGGAGTACGAACGCACGTTCCCTAACGCTTCGCCAATTAGCAGCTTGCAATCGCTAGGCGTTGGCGATCAGTCACTTAGCGCGTGGATAAACGAAGATACGGTACGTATCGCGGAGTACTACTTCGTTGAGTACGACAAAGCTAAGCTAAACCTGTACCCAGGCAACGTAACTGCGTTTGAAGGTTCGCCCGAAGACAAGCAAATGAAGATGATGGGGATGAAGCCTGTCCGCAGCCGCAACGTGGAGGCTAAGCGCGTCAAGTGGTGCAAGACAAACGGCTATGAGTTCCTTGAAAAGCAGGATTGGGTAGGCAAGTGGATACCTGTTGTACGCGTGGTTGGCAACGAATTTGAGGTAGAGGGCAAGCTGTACGTATCCGGTTTGGTACGTAATGCCAAAGATGCACAGCGTATGTACAACTATTGGACATCCCAAGAGGCAGAAATGCTAGCTTTGGCACCAAAAGCGCCTTTTATTGGCTATGGTGGTCAATTTGAGGGCTACGAAACTCAGTGGAAAACCGCAAATACGCAAAATTGGCCGTATTTAGAGGTAAATCCTGATGTAACTGACGGAAATGGGTCAACGTTACCGCTTCCACAGCGTGCTGCGCCTCCACTACCCCAAACAGGCTTGATTCAAGCCAAAATGGGCGCGTCTGACGACATTAAATCGACCACAGGCCAGTACGATACCAGCTTAGGCGCTACGTCTAATGAGCGCTCAGGCAAAGCTATTCTGGCACGCGAGCGTCAGTCTGATACGGGCACTTATCATTACGTGGACAATCTAGCGCGCGCTGTTCGGCAGGTTACTCGACAGATTGTTGACCTGATACCTAAAATCTACGACACACAGCGCATAGCCCGCATCATTGGTCTTGATGGCGATACCGACATGATTAAGCTAGACCCGTCGCAGCCTATGCCGGTTAAAAAGATTGTTGACCAAAACGGCGTTCAGATAGAAAAAATCTATAACCCAAGCGTCGGTAAATACGACGTTGTAGTGACTACTGGCCCGAGCTACATGACTAAGCGCCAAGAAGCATTGGACGCCATGGGCACTATTCTGCAAACCAACCCACAGCTTTGGCAAGTGGCTGGCGACCTGTTTATTAAGAACATGGATTGGCCAGGCGCGCAAGAAATGGCAGAACGCTTTGCCCGTGTTATCGATCCTAAAGTGCTGGGTGATGGCTCGGACGATTCCCCAGAACTGCAAATGGCCAAGCAACAGATGGAAGCCATGGGTCAGGAAATGGAGCAGATGCACCAAATGCTGCAAAGCGTAAGTAAGTCGGTTGAGATGCAGGACTTGGAGCGTAAGAACTTTGAAGCAGAAATTAAAGCGTACCAAGCCGAAACCCAACGTATCTCTGCAACGGCGGCTAATATGACGCCAGAGCAGATTCAAGATATAGTTATGGGAACGCTACATGGTGCTATGGATACAGGTAATTTGATTAGCGAAATGCCGGCACGGGAACATATGATGCCTGATGGCCAAATGATGCCTGACGAGCAGATGCAGCAGCCAATGGATGGGATGCAGCCGCCAATGGACGGGATGCAGCCGCCAATGGACGGGATGCAGCCGCCAATGGAAGGAATGCAACAATGAAATGTTCTTGCGCCGACTTTATAGGCACGCTATTTTTAGCCCGCGACGTAGCCCATAGCGTGCACTTAAATACACGCAGTTTTTCTAAGCATACTGCGCTCAATATTTTTTACGATCGCGTTTTAGGTGCTACGGACGACTTTGCGGAAGCGTATCAAGGCCGTCACGGGCTGATTGGCCCAATTACGCTTATGTCAGCTAAAAAAACCACCAACATTATTGAGTTTTTAGAAGATTCATTGGCTGACGTTGAGCGTATGAGGTATGAGTTTATTGACAAATCAGATAGCGCG